ATTGTCGGCCGGAGTAGATGCTGATTATGTAGAGGCGAAAAGTCACCCACACCGTATCGATTATTTATCGGATGAATCACGCGAAATTACCGAAGAGACTTTCGGGTTTTTGATCTTCCAAGAGCAGATAGCGTTGCTTGCTCACAAACTCGGAGACTTGACTCTTGATGAGGGTAACATGCTTCGCAAGGTGCTTACTAAGAAAGGCACAGGTAAAAACAGTGTGAAGGGCAGACTCCATGATAAGTTTATCAAAGGGTGTGTTAGCAAGAACATTAGCAGAGATAAAGCGCAAGCCCTTTGGGATAAGTTCGAATACTTCTCAGGATACGGCTTCAACAAATCTCATGCTGTTAGCTACTCTATCATTTCATATCAGTGCGCTTGGCTTTGGAATTATTATCCCGCAGAGTGGATGGCTGCATTTTTAGATAAAGAGCCCGAGACCCGCAAGGAGAAGGCTATTAATATTGCCAAGAAGTTTGGTTTCGATATTGCGCCACTAGATATAAATAAATCCGGCACCGTATGGGAGATTAGCAACGATGGCAGGACACTTATTCAGCCATTAACCTCGATCAAGGGCCTCGGAATGTCAGCGATTGAACAAATCTTAGACAACCGGCCATTCATGAACGCAGAGGACCTGCTGTTTCGTGAAGATATATCCTACTCTAAGTTAAATAAGAAAGCGCTGGATGCCCTTTGCCGCGGCGGCGCTTTGGACAACATCGTTGATGATCGCTTCAGTGGCCGTAAGCATTTCTGGTCAGCATGTGTGGTTGAGAGGCCGAAGAACCTCAAGAAGTTCGCAGATAATATTGAACTGTTCAGGCCGGAGGGCGATTTTAGTGAAGAAGAGATCATCCAGTTTAAGACAGACCTCACCGGTGTATTCCCGATCAACTTGGTGATTAGCACAGAAACAGTACAGAAACTTCAAGAGAAATACATTCCGCCAATCTCAGAGTTTGATGAAGGGCTGCAAGTATGCTGGTTTATTCCGCGTAAGATTACACCTAGGAAAACCAAGAATGGGAAAGATTATTGGATCGTGGAAGTAATTGATTCAAACAATGAATCCACACGCATTCGTTGCTGGGGAGTAAAGCCACACAGAGATGTTATTCATCTTAATCGCCCCTATATGGCCCGGCTTAAATATGATGAAGATTGGGGATTCTCGACATACGCTATCGGCAAAACATTTAAACTATTGGGATAGATATGAATATACTTAAACACTTTAGCCCGCTGTTGAAAGAACCAAAACTTATTGATGACTTACCTGTCGTCATCCGACTGACTAAATTTGATGAGACTTCGGCTAAGGGGTTTACATCGGCTGTTGTGAAGGCACAAAACACGGGCCAACCCGTTCTCCCAATTATCATTGATAGCTATGGTGGCCAGGTATATAGCTTGATGTCGATGATCTCTGATATTAAACATTCAAAAATTCCGGTTGCCACAATTGTGCAAGGCAAGGCCATGTCATGCGGCGCAATATTATTCAGCTTTGGGGCCGAAGGCCACAGATATATGGATCCCGACGCCACGGTGATGATTCATGATGTTAGCTCGATGGAGCGCGGAAAGGTAGAAGAGATCAAGGCCTCTGCGGAAGAAACAGAGCGCCTTAACCAAAAGATTTATATTATGATGGCTGAAAATTGTAATCAGCACAAGGATTATTTTTTAGATATAGTACACGAAAAAGGACATGCCGACTGGTTTCTGGAAGCTGATGAGTGCAAAAAACACAAGCTAGCCAACCACTTACATGTACCCGAGTTAAAAATTGAAACTAAGGTTAAGTTCAGCTTTAAGTAAAACTACTTAGAGTATATGCTAAAAACCAAAAAAATCAAGTGGCGCCGGCTCCTAAATGAATTAGAATATCTCCACGAAGAGTGGGAACTGATAGAGGATATCACAGGTACCACTGCCCGGGAGTTTGAAATATATTATCATGAATTTTGCGCCCGAGAAGCAATTGACATTAATAAATTAAACGAGGATAATAAAGAAAGACTCGGGGATTTATATGGAACCGAGCCCGAATCCGCCGGCGAGACTCCGATAACCGAATATTCTGGAAGCACCTCCATGATAAAAACAGGTACACCGGAGGAAGAGGCGCTACCGGACGAATTCGAAGAAGAGCGCGCCCTGTTTAAAAAGCTCCATGAAGATTTTCATAAATTGTTTAAGAAGTTAGCACTGCAATTACACCCCGACAGAATCGAAAACTATACCTCGGATATTGAGTATAAACGCAAACTAGCAAGGGATTTCTCAGCGTCTAAAGATGCTCTCGACAAAAAAGATTACTTTAAGCTTATCCAGCTAGCAAAGAAATATAATATATATATTCCCGAAAACTATAGCCTACAGATTCGTTGGTTTCGTAAAAAGAGGGATTCCTTGAGAAAGAGTATCAACCAAATTAAAACAACCTATAATTACAAATTTGCTGAATGCGAAACCGATGAACAAAAAGACGATCTAGTCAAAAAATTTATATGGCATCTTTTTAGATTTCAAGCTTGACTCTACGGCTATACAATGTTATACTTTATGTATAGTCAACAGGAGGTAACAATGACTAATACACCCCAACAAAAGAAACAATATGTTAAGGAATACATTCGATCACTTAAAGCTATCGAAGATGCGATGGCACCCTATAAGGAACAGCGCCAAGAGCTGCGCTCTGAGTTTAAGGAAAATGGATGGCTTAACACAGATGAGATCCGTGCTGCAGTAAAAGCATATCGACTTCACACTGGAAATATCGACATTGATATAATTCTCGATAATCTCACCACTCTTCAAGGAAACAGTAATGAACAAAGTTGAAATCGGGCGCCGGATCCGAGAACAAAACGCTGGCCCTGTAGAGGCTCTTACTTGCCAAAAGTTTGGGCTCATACAAAAGGGAGGTTCACAAACAAAGATAGACGGAACGAATCCCCTCGATGGGGCCAACTGGAGTATTAAGAATGCGGCTAGCCGCTCGACTCAGGTGCACCTGACGACCAAAAGGAAATTCGCCGCTGACTTCCAGCTAAACGAAATGCAGACAGAATTTGTAAATAAGTTTTTTGGGGATCAAAGCTTTAACCACATGGATAGAAACCGTTATAAGATGGATGAGATAGCTCCCGAATCGGTGGAATCTTTCAAGGCCTTCCTGGAAATGAATAAAGAAGAAATTGTTCGCTATGTAGTGTGCGGAAAAGACGATATTAACTATGTGGTTTATAACGGCCGTGTTTTAAACACAGAACAGATTATGGAGCACTGCAGGGCCGCTAGTTGGGTCTATAATAACACGGCCATCCATCTAAAAAACCCAGATGGCAAGAGCTTCTTTCACATTCAAATGAAAGGCTCCGGAAAGGGTGCAACTTATCACGGTGTTCTGTGTCACATTCACGAACACCTGTTTAAACAAAGGGAAATTAAATGAACACTAAAACCCAAGTAGTGATGTTCTCGTCGAAGACGGGAGAATGGGGCACTCCCCAGGAATTTTTTGACAAACTTAATTGGAGATTTGGTCCATTTGATTTGGATCCCTGCGCCGACTGCACCAATACCAAGTGTGCAAATTTTTTCACTGAGGCTGAAGATGGCCTCGCTAAAAGTTGGGAGGGCTTTACTTGTTTTGTCAATCCTCCATATGGCCGCGGCATCGAGAAGTGGATTAAGAAAGCGTACGAAGAATCTCGCAAGGAAGATACAAAAGTCGTAATGCTCATACCAGCGCGCACCGACACAAAATATTGGCACCAATATATTATGAGAGCAGACGAAGTTTACTTTGTAAAGGGTCGCTTAAAGTTCGGCGGCGCCGAAAACTGTGCCCCCTTTCCGTCGGCAGTTATAGTATTTGATGGTTTGCACCAGAGACAGATTTTTGGGGCGATGAACCGATGAGCCGGCGCCAGAGAAGAGCTATAAACAAACAAGTTGGATCCGAAGCCCAAGAAAAAATGGCCAATCAAATCGAACAGTTTGGAAAAATGCCGGAACTATGTGGAATATGTCAAAAAGAATTTGACAGAAAGAACAAAGAAATGGTAGAATCGTGGTCAGTCGTGGTTAAGCAAGAAGTTGTTAGGCTCTTTTGTCCCGATTGTATGAACACCGCTAAGGAGGTATTAAATGGCTGTGACCCGGATATCCCGTGAGGCACTTGATAGCTTATTGAAGGGAGAAATAAAAGAAAATGCAACATTTGTTTTAAAGTTTTACTCTAATAACTGTCATATATGTCACACTTTGAGAGAATATTATGTAGACATATCAGAAAAAGACGAATATAAAGACTTGCATTTTTTTGCATACAATATAGATGATTATCCAGAGATAGAAACACACCTCCGATTTAAAGGTGTGCCAACTATTTTTGTGGTCCATGCAAATATAGGCAACCGACGACCAAGAATGAGAGTCTTACCAGAGCCTGAAAACCCCAATGATAAGACTTGGTATAAAACAAGCGATATTTGCAATTTTCTGAATAGGGAGGCTTTATGAATAAAACTTTATCATACGACGATGTATTGCTCGTCCCACAATATTCTGACATCAGGTCCCGGACAGAGGTTACTCTAGAATCTGACTTGGGCAACAATCTTATATTAACCTCTCCGATTCTATCGTCACCAATGGACACTGTTTCGGAAGCACCTATGGCTATGGTCATGGGCAGCTTCGGCGGCGCAGCTATCGTTCATAGATATAACAGCATTCAAGAACAGTGCAGGATTGTCGGAGCAGCTACAGAAAGTACCAAAGCGGAAATCAATATTGGTGGTGCTGTAGGTATTTCTGACGATTTTGTGTTGAGATCTAAAATGCTCATTAACGCAGGTGCTACCTTTTTGTGTGTCGATGTTGCTCACGGCCACCATATTTTAATGAAGGAAGCGCTCCAAGAAATTAGAAGTGCCATCGGGGCTGATTTTCATATTATGGCTGGAAATGTTGCTACCCTTGAGGGGGTTAATGACTTGGCTGATTGGGGCGCCGATAGTGTAAGATGCAATATCGGGGGTGGTTCCATTTGTTCTACGCGGATCCAGACCGGCCATGGCATGCCGGGCCTACAAACTATTTTTGAGTGCGCAAAGACTGACCGCGATGTGGCAATCATTGCCGATGGGGGGCTAAAAACCTCTGGCGATATGGTTAAGGCTCTTGCCGCCGGCGCAGATGCAGTCATGTGCGGTTCAATGTTTTCCGGAACGGACGAAACACCCGGAAAGATTATTGAAGAACAAGATGGAACAAGATGGAAGATGTACCGCGGAATGGCGTCGAAAGAGGCACAACTTAATTGGAGAGGCCGATTCTCATCTCACGAAGGTGTTTCTGCTCGAGTGCCATATCGAGGCAGTGTGGGTCGCCTTCTGGAAGATATTGAAAGAGGCTTGCGATCAGGCTTCTCTTATAGTGGGGCCCGTAGTATTCCCGAATTACAGTCAAAAGCAGAGTTTGTCATCCAGACAAGTGCCGGCTTGGGTGAAAGCAGAACCCATATTTTAAACAGGTCATGGTGATCCATGGGCGATGATATCGAATATGGTAAAAACAGCAAAAGAATAATCTTCACCGATACAGATCATAGGCATGCGCAGTTATACTTAAAGCTAAAAGACGACGGCATGACACAGGCAAAATTTTTTAGGACTCTTGTTACCGGATATCTATCAGACGATGAGAGAATAAGAGACTATATTGTTGATGCTGGTGACTTGTCGAAACAAAGAAAACAAAGGAACGCGAAACTGAGAGAAAGAGGCAAGGAAATTACCAAGGATTTGGGACTTTCCGGTGATCAGGTAGAGAACATATTTGATCTTATATCAGAGGAATTTCCAAATTTATGAGAGGCGATGGATTATTACAATGTAGCAGAAAATGCTTAAAGAAAAAGAAAAGATGTTGTAAAATGGAGTGTAAGCACTTCATAGATTATGAAGAAGATTATAATTGCAGCTTGATATCAATTCACAAGAATGGTCGTATGACCCTGAGAGAGGTTGGCGATCGGTTGCGGATATCATTCGCAAGAGTTAAACAAATAGAGAGCAGCGCCTTGAAGAAAATAAAAAATACCGATTTATTTTATTTCAAAGATTTGGGATAATCAATCTCAAGGTACTATTTACTCATAGAATTTCATTAAGAAAAGGAGAATATTCTAATGTCGCGTAAAACTTTACTTACAGAATCTGAGGTCCGCCAGTTTCTCAAACTTGCAAACATCGGACCAGTAGGTGACATTAAGTTGTCTGAAATGTACGGCATCGAAGAAGAATTGCCTCCCGAAGAAGAAGAAGATATAGCCATGGATGACATGGGTGATGCTGAAATGGATATGGACGCCGGCGAAGATGATATGGGTGACGCTGAAATGGACATGGACATGGGCGCCGAAGCCGGCGGGGGCCAAATGGTTTCTGTTGATGACTTCTTGTCTGCCCTTGAAGGTGCACTTGAAGATGTCCTTGGCGACGAAGTTACTGTCGATTCCGATGAAGAAGAACCTGAACTGGACGCTGACCTTGAAGGCGCCGAAGACGAAATGGATATGGGTATGGATATGGCCCCAGAAGAAGAACCTATGGATGAAGAGCCTCCCGGCACCCGCGGTATGTATGAAGGCACCGAAGAGGATGTCGTTAACGAAGTTGCAAAGCGCGTTGCTGCCAAACTGCAGCGGAGAGGAAAGAAAGAAGACATGGTTGATCGGCTTGCTGAAAAGATTATGAAGAGAATGACATCTAAATAATTGACAAACTTATTGTAAGATGATATAATAACCACTGTACGCAGTGGTTATTTTTTTGGAGGATACCATGGACCCATGGTGGATGTATGCTTTGGTTTTCATATTTGGCTATGCAACATGCCGAACTTTCTATTTTGTAAGAAGTAGTCGAATAAGTTTGTCGCTCCTCCTTTACTCTCAAATAATATATTTATCTTCGATGGTTAAAATACTTGAAAGCTTGCTTCGAACAAAGTATTTTGTGAGTGGTCTACGATGCAGTGCCAAGGAAATGAGTTCAGTTTGTAACGAAATCGACAAAAAGGTAGACGCAGAGATATCTATTTTAAAGGATAATTCAATAAATTACCTAATTAATATGCACCCTAACTTCTATAGAGAAAGTCTGAAGTTTGAAGACTGGGATTCTTCGATGCGATTTCTCAAAGAGAAAAAACAGGTAGCATTTAACTTTTGGAAGCATGACAAATGATTGACAGAATAAAGAAACTGGTAGAGAGCCTCTCTACCAACGAAACGAATAAAGAGGCGCCTTCAACTCTCTCAGTTGAAGAGCAAGAGCAGATAATTCAAGAACTGCTGGACGCGGTACCACCCCCAGAACCAGATCTTAGATTGATTGGCCTCTTCAGTGAGGTGGTGGATGAAAAGGTTGCCGAACTGGTTCACGCTATGTTATATTTAGATGAGGCTAACCGAATACGCAAGGAAGAAAAGCCGATTGGATTTTATGTGTGTACCTACGGCGGCTCTGCCGACGACATGTTTGCGCTTTACGATGTAATGCGACAGGTCAGGGAAACAACCGAGATTCATACAGTGGGTATGGGTAAGGTAATGTCCGCAGGTGTACTTATTCTTGCAGCGGGAACAAAGGGCAAAAGAAAGATCGGCAAGTATTGTAGAGTGATGATACACTCGGTTATGGGAGGTAGTCACGGAACACTTCCCAACCTCGCAAATGAAATGGAGGCGATTCAACAAATTCAGAAAGATTATATCGAAGCACTCGTCTCAGAAACCTCCATGACCAAGAAAAAACTCAAAGGCCTTTTAGAGCGCAAGGTAAATGTTTATTTATCTGCAGAAGAAGCAGTCGAATTGGGAATCGCGGACATAATTATTTAGAGGAAAGAGAATGTCAAATTTTATGAAAGATATGTTTATTGAGGTGAGGGAAAAAGATGAAACAATCTCGCCGCTGCCCGAGCTAGAACAGATGATAGCGTCTGTCAGCGAAGTGCTTTACGGCGCTACTGTAATTGAAGAGGGTGAGAGGTTTAGCATGTCTATCCCCATCCCTAAACTTAACCCCAACGAAGCATGGGGAGATCCCAACAGTCAATCAAGGAAAGACATCGACAGAATCTTCGCGTCTATTACTAGACAAGGCGGAATCAAAGAAAGAATCCAGCATGTTAACAGCTTTGTCGATCCAAAGACGGCGGAAAGAAAAGGCAAAGGTAAGAGATTCAACGCCATCCTCAATATGATGATGATCATTGAGGCGCTTCAAGCTTGTCTAAATGATTATAGTGAGTCATCCGCTGGGTTCGTATTCGAAGGATTCATGGCAGCCCTTACCGGAGGTTCGCAGCAAGCGGATCGTGTCGGTGGTACACTGCCTATCGAAGACTTTGTAACTGGTGATAGTGAGAATGTGAGCCTTAAACTATTGAGCCCAAGCACCGGTATTCACGGAAGCTTCACTAACCTTGTTGACTATTTGTTTTTACGCGGCGGTGCCGGCGAACCAAGCATCAAGTATTTGATCGGGCGCAAGAATTCAGAGGATGGTGACAGTGTTTCACAATTAAGTATCTCTGATTTTATGATTACTCGCGAAAACTTCATGGCTATCATGGAATCTTCCAATAAGAACAGAGCACTGCTCGGTGATGAGCAAACTAAACAATTCCTAGGCAAGCAAATTGCAGCTTTCAATGACTCTCCAGAGTGGAGAGCAGGAATGCAGAAAGTTTTAGAGAGAGTCACCGGATATACTGGCGGTATGTTTGGTAAGAATGTAGACGCCGCTGGGCAATTTGAGCCAGAAGAACAAAATGATCTTATTTTCAGAAAACGGAAAAAGTATCATGCAGGGAAATTAAAGGATTATAACACAGACGCTCGAAACTCGGCAGAAGAATCTGCATTGGCCGGCCAAGAACCAAGTTTTGAGAAGTGGGCCAAGAGGCAGTCGGACAGTTTAAAGGACCTTGTGCCACCCATCGAAAATGCAGAGAATGAAGATGAAGTCGCCGCGGCCCAAAAGAAACAACAAAGTAACTTAGCCAAACTACAGAAAATCTATAATGCAGCTTACACTGCCGCAGCAGAGGAAGCTCAACAGGTAGCTGAATCACACTTCGGTACTTTCCATGTAAGAGAAAAGCGTATGATGAAAGAGGAAAGAGCCTTGATGGAGGGCGGCGGTAGAGATGGCGGCAGCCAGTGGGAGATTACCGTGGCCTCAATGGAAAAACTTAGGAAAGTAGCTAGCGTACGATACTATGGTGAGTTAAACATGTCCGATGAGAATATCAAAGCATGCGCCGCAATTTATATTGAGAAGTTGAAAGACGATATGATGGCTCTCTTAGAGACAACCAAGAGCTTTACTGAGAATGTAGGAAGGTACTTTAGTGCTGATAGACGCTCGACGGCGATGAACGCGAACGAAAAAGCGCAAGAGGAAGGTAAGACAGTGGTTGATTTGCTGATTCAATCAAAGAAAAAAGGTGCGAAAGATTCCGATATTGAATAAAAACATTTGACATTCCCCGCACAATCGATTATAATATAAACATAACTTAGAGGTATTAATGGGTCGAGAATACGACAACAATCAATCGCTACAACAAAAGATTATGAACGGGGTCAATATACTGGCCGACACTGTAGGCTCCACCTTGGGCCCGCGCGGTAGAAATGTCTTATTGCAAGAGAGGGACAAAACACCCTTTATCACGAAGGATGGTGTTACAGTTGCGCACTTTGTTGCGCTTGAGGATCCAATCGAGAATGCCGCAGTCGAGATTGCGCGTCAAGCAGCTATCGAGACCAATGAAACAGCCGGCGATGGAACAACCACCTCGACTATATTGGCGAGAGCAATCTTACAAGAATCTCAAAAACATATTGCTGCGGGCGCTGCACCTATTGAATTACAACGCGGCATAATGGATACTGTTAGGGAGGTATGCAAGAATCTCTCAGAAATGTCGACACCCGTGACGAGTATCAAAGACATTAAACATATCGCGACCATTTCAGCCAACAATGACTCTACTATTGGTGAGTTGGTTGCGCTAGCTATCGATAAGGTAGGTCAAGATGGCTCTATCACTATCGAAGAGTCACGCTCTCTTGAGACCTCGATCGATATTGAAGAGGGTTTTAAAGTTTCAGCCGGAGTCGCGGCATCTGCGTTTATTACTGACGAAAGAAGATCGGTGATGTCTCACGACGAGCCGTTGATTTTGGTCACAGACTATAAGATTGATGCCGTCGAACCTATCCTCCCTATTTTAGAAATGATTGCCAGAGAAGGCCGGCCACTTATTATCGTGGCTGAAGAGGTAGAGGGTCAAGCACTAGCTGCCCTCATCATGAACGCCATGAGAGGCACATTAAAAGTTGCCGCTATCAAGGCTCCTTTTTATGGTAATGAACGCAGAGATACGATGAGTGACTTGGCAGCCTCTGTGGGCGCTACTTTCATTACAAGAGAGTCCGGAACAAAGCTGAGCGAGACCCAACTTAAACATTTGGGCTCTGCCAAAAATGTAGAGGGAAACAAATATGCAACTACATTTGTCGGAGGAAATGCGGACTTTGAAGAAATTGAGAAGAGAATTGAGTCTCTTAAAAACGACATAAAGAATTGCGATGACCTGCAGCTCGCCGAACTGATGCAAGGTAGAATCGTGAGATTGGTTTCTGGTGTTGCGGTAATTAAGGTAGGTGGATCCACACAGGTTGAAATGACCGAAAAGAAACACAGAGTAGAGGATGCGCTAGAAGCAGTACACTCTGCACAAGACGAAGGAATCGTTGGCGGTGGCGGTACCGCTCTCTTGCGAGCATCACAGAACCTTGCAGTTGCTAGCAACGATCCACACGGCGATCAGTCGTATGGCGTTTCTATCGTGGTGAACGCATGCAGGGCACCGATCGCACAAATGGCGCTCAATGCTGGCCTTTCGCCTGATATTATTATTGAGAGAGTCTTGAACTCGGAAGAGGTTGAAGGCTGGGACTTTAGGAACAATCGTTTGACAAACATGCTGCAAAGTGGCATTATAGACCCAGTGAAGGTTACTAAAACCGCATTACAAAACGGCGCAAGCTGTGCCGGCACCCTGATTACCACTAATTATGGCATTATACAAACGGAGAATAAGTAATGCAGCAAGGAGATCTAGTACATATCCCACAAGATGTTAGCTTGTGGAGTTACACAGAGAATGGCTCAATGAATATTATCAAGACACAAAAGCCTATTACGGGCGTATTCCTATACCAGACGGCCTCAAACACCTATCGCGTTTATGCCCAAGGAAGAGAAAATACCGTCGAGAAAAAGCATGTATACCCAATGGAGGAAAGATGTTAGTTAGGCTCACAGAGATTTGTCAAAACAATATGCTGACGAGTAAAAAGGATAATTATACTTTAAGAGAGGTCTTTATTAACCCAGAACATGTTGTAATGATTAGAGAAGAAGCGCGTATGCAACGACTAAAAGAACAAGGGGCCCTTCCCGATGATTTGAGTGATGGTCACAGGTTTACTAAGTTGACCATCAACCGCGGCCACACAGGTACCGAAATAGTCGTGGTGGGCGCCCCAGATATTATAGAGAAGTCGCTTAATCAGAATAAGAAGCTAATAAAAGGATAATATGCTACAAAGAGTAAATATACAATATTCCATCGATTTGGAAGAATTACCGAGCGAAATAGATAGAATTTATGCTAATGCAAAAAATGTTTTTCAAGATATTTCATTACCAAATGAATCAGGAAAAGAGTTACTAACGGCAGAAGTTCTGAAAAAATTGGAAGATGCCCGGAAAAAATTAACAGATCTAGATCACATTTTGAGTGATGTTAGCGGTATAGTAGGATCTTATGTAGAATATGAAATATCCGCGCTCACCAATCAAATCCCCCGATCGGAGATGTCTCAGAATGCTGAAAACATTGCTGAAGTGCCCTAATAGGTTTGTAAGTGCTGCTTTTTTAAATAAAAAGATACCAGAGACAGTCAGCGTTAAAAGTTTTGGCATCACATCTGGCTATCTTGAACTTGGACTATTCCAAAACGGTTATGATATTGAAGTTTATAGCAATAGATATTTTATTTATGAATTTTGGAAATGTTTAATAAATTCTCCATATACCGTTTTGCGCGCAGTACGATTTTTTCACGACAACTTAAATGCTGCTGACCTTGCAAGGTATAAGGAGAAGTGGTATGAAAAATTTGAAGATCCTTATGATAGGGCCGCGGTATACTATCTTTTAAATAGATATTCAGACACGGGTACCTTCGCCGGTAACACTTTGACAAAACACAATTTTTCAAAACTTAATCTAATGTCGCTTGAAAAAGTGGCACCGACCGCTAAAAATTTAAACTTATCCTTTCTCCCCGGGGAGGACATGATTAAGTTTATCGAAGAAGTAGGTGGCGACCATATCACACTGCTTCCGATCGGTAAGTTCAAAAGAGATTTTATACTAAAGAAAAATGTTACCACTATCGATTCCGCTAACTATGATAACGAAAAGCTTAAAGAACACATCAAAGGTGATAAACACAGGACAATTTTGGTGTATAAATATGATGAACATGTAGATGCTTTCTATAACAATAAAACATATATTAACAAGTTTGGGTTCGTAACTGAAAATCCAGGACTAGCAGAAGATTTAATAGTGAGTAATTTTTAACTATGAGTAAAATATTCTTAGCATGCGCACTGTTCACCCTAGGTCAAACCCTGGGGTGGTTTCAGTTAAATGCACAATTTGTGTGGGATTGGTGGAAAGACAAGCCGATATTGTCGGCAATGTTATTCTCTATTCCCACCGGTATATGTTTTTGGTATGGCATCAAAATGTGTTACGAAGAGTGGGGAGAGGTCTGGGGGCCTCGCTTTCTAATTTTTAGCATGTCGTATTTAACATTCCCAGCCTTAACATGGTATTTTTTAAACGAGAGCATGTTCACAATTAAAACAATGTTGTGTGTTCTCTTATCCTTTGCCATCGTTGGTGTACAACTATTTTGGAGATAATATGAAAAGAAGAATCATAGAAAAGCCTTGGGGCTTTGAACATATATGGGCGGAGACTGGCGATTATATAGCGAAGATGTTACATATCGAACCAAAACAGAGATTATCACTCCAGTACCATGAAAAGAAAGAAGAGACAGTATATGTATTGGAGGGTACTCTTTTAAATTGGGTAGATGAACAGAGCCCACCACAAAAGTTTAGTGTCGATCAAGTGCTGCATATTAAGCCCAACCAAATACACAGATTTGGTGCCGGCAAAGAGATGGTGAGGCTGATGGAGGTTTCTACACCACATCTCGATGATGTTGTGCGCCTTGCAGATGACTACGAACGATGAGCAATATTTATCTTTTCGATGTTGATGGTACCCTCACCCCGGCCAAGTCAAAAATAGACCCCTCGTTTAAGGAGACTCTTCAGAGCTGGATGAAAAACAGAGAGGTATATATTGTCTCAGGTGGAACCTTCGTTCGGCTTGTTGACCAGCTTGGCTTAGAAACAGTCGAAATGACAGCCGGCGTTTTCTCTTGTATGGGCAATATGTTTTATCAGATGCTCGATCAAATAAACGAAAGTGGGTTCAGCGAGTGGAACATCATGTATGAAAATAAATTTAATGGCGCTAAGAACCTTATACGCTCGTTAAGTTCTTATGTGACAAATTCAGAGTTTTCTATTAAAACAGGTAAACATTTGGAAAAGCGCCCGGGCATGATGAATTTCTCCATCGTTGGAATAGACGCTACGCCAGAACAGCGCCAAAAGTTTAAAGAATGGGATGGAGACTTTGGAGAAAGAAAGAGAATCGTAGAGAAACTTAGTAAAAAATATCCTGAGATTGACTTTGTTATTGGAGGTGCTGTCAGTATCGACATTTTCAACAAAGGCAACGATAAGGCACAGGTTATACCTAGGTATTTCGCAGATGCGCTGGAGCATAACCAGATTCACTTTGTAGGCGACCGAATTCCTTTTCCGGGGAATGATCACTCTTTAGCGCTAGTGCTGCGTGAACATCGAAATGGGGCCGTTTACGAGGTACAAAGCTGGCGTGATACAGCAGAACTATTAAAGACCGAGCCTTTTGCGTAGATACTGATAAAAACAACTATTTATAATGATGGAGTTTAATTAATGGACATTTCTACAGGCAATTGGTTTGAGTATCTTCGCGAAGAAGTTTTAACAGAGGGTCTCCGAGACATCGGGTTGCCCGAGGTCATCGTTGATTTTATTGAGGAAGGCATGCCGAATGCTCCCGAGAAGTCAAAGATGTACGCAGGTAATAACTG